CCATCAGTCTGATCTTCATTTCTTTCGCCTTTCTCTTTCGTTGTTTTGTTATTGCCTAAACGCCTGCTGCAACCTGCTCGCCCTGCTCGGCTTGAGGTGTCATTCCGGTATCCGCTTGACCTTGCTGTGGCTGCCCAGACTGCGCCTGCTGCCTTTCCCGCAAAGCCGTCATCTGTTCGATCTGCTTTCCGTGCTTCTCGATTTCCTTCAGCACGTCGGTATCGGAAGGAACGATGTCGGTGCCGTCCGGAATAAGAAGTTCGATGTATTCCCGGATCAGCTTGGAAAGACCGGTAATGCCAATGATCTGAAGAACGTTCGGATCCTTCGACATATTGATTGCATCGTTGAGGCGCGCCATACGGAGGTCGGAGAGCATGATCCCAAGCGTGCCACGGGTAGAAACCTGCGCATCACCCTTGAAGTCCTCGTCGGCAGAGTGCATGACGTACCAGGTATAAAGCTCCTTGATGAAGCACGCCTTCATCTTGTCGAGACTGCGGATCGTCTGCTTGATGCCGCGCATCGCAAGTTGAGTCAGTTGCGCCTGTCCGCTGGCCGTCCGTCCGGCGCCGGCGACTTGATTGTTGCCGTAGGTGAACGGCTGCACTCCGGTAGCGTCATCACTGTCCTTCTCAAACTCACGCTTCACGGTCATCAGGTCGCTCACCTGCGACTGAACATTGTTGAAGCGAACACCGGGGACCGTCAGCATGCCGCCATTACGAGTCATCCAGATTTTGCCGGGCCGGAGATTCGTGTAGTTCTGGCCGTCCACAAAGCGATTCTTGTCAACCTCAACCTGCGGGAGAGGGATCATGCTGACGTTGACCGCCAGGGACCGCGCGGCGGCATTGATGAAGTCCTGCTTGTCCCGCATGAGTTCCGGGACGCCATCACCCCAAAAGGATCCGGGGCGCTTTTTGTAGCGGCAAATTTGATACGGCTTTCGGCCTAACGGGTGAGGATTCTTGACCAGCTTGATGATCTGATTCGCGCACCAAATCACCTGATAAGCGTACTCTCCGCTTTCGTCTTCCACTTCGACGCCGGCTGACTTCAAATACTTTCCGGCAACGGTCCCCCAATACTCAAAGATGTCGAATTGACCGATCTGCGATTCGCGCCAATCCTTGTCCTCAGCCTTTGTCCGGTCGTTATCAGACTGAGCAAACACGGTGTTTTCGGTGTTATTCAGCAGGATATTCCGGATAGAGTCGTCAATGTATCCTGGCACTCCGACCAGCGCGGCAAGCGACTGGCGACCGCAACGGTACTTCTCAATGACGTATCCATCCTCGATCTCGGCAATGCTGGCCTCGGGGTAAAAGTCAATCGGGTCAACGCGCTCGCCGACCGCCATGGGTTCGTCAATCACAACCGGTTCGCTTGTGTCCGGCTTGTATGTCAATCGCTTGACGTGGCGCATAACCGGTCCCTTGAGAATCCCGGTGCCGCACGTTACGGCGTCGCTTCGCACGTCCTCGTAAACGTCGTCGTACCCAACGGCCATCAGGTGATCGCGGATTTTGCGCTCCGCCCTGGATGTCCGGCGCTTGGCGAGCCGCATTGTCTCGCTGTCTTGCTTATCAACGGTCTCGTCAACAAGCTCCTGAATCTGCTCAGGAGTCATCTGCTGGATTTGCCCGGAAGCCATGGCCTCCTGAAACATCGTCATCGCAACGGCGTGGGCGCGCTTCCGGAGGTCGTCGGGGACATCAGGGTTCGGCGTGGGGTCAATCGACCAGGACCGGGAAGATACCGTTGTCTCGATTTCCTCAAGAACGGCCTCGGCGTGGTTGCACTTCGTCGTAGTGTGTCGGAGAAAATAAGGCTGCTGATTCTGCGCCTTAATTAGATTTTCCTGCTCGGCGGTATAGAGTCCGGATCTCCGCATCTTGGCTTCCTGGAGCCGCTTCTCGACATTGGAATGCTGAGTGCGCCGGGCCGATTCCGCATGGGTGAAGCATTTCTTGACGTGCTGAAGAAGCGCGTCGTAGATGGTTCCGGACGGAGCCTGCGGGTTCGGATTGGGGGCCGGAGTAGTGCCTACTGCGTCAGGAATGGCGCCAGGGGCCGACAACGGCAAGGCTGAGTCGGCTTCGAGTCTCGCGTCCTGTGTGGTGTCGATTGCCATGTTTGCGCCTTGTGCCGGCAAAAGAAAAAGGGCGGTAATGTAGAAATGTGGTCCACATTACCGCCCCTTTTCTCCGAGTTGCGACCGGATAGCTACTCCCTGTCGTTGCCGGACAAAATCAAATTTTTACTTCAAACTCGCTGCACTCATAACGCCTACATTTGTAGGCTTTGGAATACCTTTGACATAAACTCAATATCACGCCAAGCGAATTATATTATCGGAAGAAAATCAACGCCTTCAACTTGCGTTTCTTTCTGCTGTGAATCGTGCCCAAAAGCGTTTCGTCGCGGTGCGCCATTACCCATGATATAAACTGACGCACCCATAACGGCATCCATAATGTGACTGTAAATCGTGTGCTTGTTCGGCCAAACCTTCTCCTCGCCGCTGGAGTTACTTTTCGGGTAACTATACCGGCCCAGGAAGGCGCGCCGGATAACTTCGCACGTCGGGGAAATGAGAAAAGCCGGCTCTCCCTTATCTATGTTCCTGCTCAAAAAATAATTCACGGCGTCAATACGGGCTTCCCATCCATACTCCGGAACGTCCTCGTAGTGGCCGAATTCCTCATACAACACCTGATTGCACGTCACGCCGTCAGTCTGTCCGCGTTGATTTCCGCCAATAGGATCCCCAAGAATGACATACTTCATATTGCCGTACTTGTTGAACATTCGCGGCTTGATATAGGACTGAATCAGGTGCCGCAAATTCGTCCGGTCCTCCAGGGTGGCGCCCTTGTATCCAGTGGTGATCTCGTCCACAATGCGCAACTGCCCCATGGTGGTCATCTGCATGAAGGCTACCGCCGGCGTCCCGCCGAAATCGAGGCCCAGCACCAGCGGCAAGCTCTTATTCACTTCCAGCGGCTTCTTTGCGCAATGCCGCTCGTCGCTGTATCGCGGGAATACCGGCCTATCGTACTCAACAGAGCCGTACCGATTCATCAGGTAAACGCCGATATACCCTCGTGTCTTGCCAGGGATCTGATCGAGCCAATACCGCTTACCCTTCGCCCAGGTCTTGACGTTCTCGCACTCCGGATTGATCCGATAGGTATAGGTATCGTTCTCGTATTTCTGCACCACGCATTCGCCCGCTTCAACTTCTCCAGGCTTCGCCGTGTCGCCGACTTCCTCGACTACCGCCGGCGGCTGCTTGAAAAATGTGAAGCCCTGCGGTTTATCCACCTCGGAGAGCTTGTAAAACCAGTGGTCGGTATCCGGGGCATTGGTATCCCCTATCAGGGCGCCATAGGTGCATTGTCCGTACCTACCGCTCGGAAACCGGCCAAGTCGCGCGGTCGCCTCGTTGAATACGGTCTGGTCCTTGAACATCGACAATTCGTTAAACCAGAGAATCGTATAATCATTCGACCGGAGCTTTCCAATGTCGCGCGGGTCATCGCATGACAAAAATACAACTTCCATGTCAACCATCGTGCCGTCCGGCTTCCCGGTGTGAAAGTCAACCCATGGTATCCGCATGTGTCCGGTCGGGGATCCGTTCATAGGGCGGGTAATCGGGCACAAGTCTTTCCAGTTTCCATCCTCACCGATACGCTCAGGCACCCACTGCACCCATGTACGCATCGACGAATTCACCAAGTCAGAATACGTTCCGCGCACAATGGCGTGCCGGGTGTATCGTACTCCATCGCTGGCCGGCGCCTGAGCGAATGCAGATATGAATAGGTGATAACAGCATGCCGACGACTTCCCGCCACCGAACGGCCCCATGATGAATTTCTTCTCATCTGTGCAGTTGATGAATTTCAGAGCCGTTGCTTCGGGGCGAAACACCGGCATCTGATAGACGGTCTGTTTTCCGGCGGGGGCCATCGTCAGTTCATCATCGCCTGGAGAAGATTCTCCAAGCCGATATCCTCGATATTGCCCAGGATGCGCTCAAGATCGTTGATATGGTCGGTCTCATCGGACAGGATCTTGGCGATAATCTCACGGGTGTCGTTATCGCCATTCTCGCAGCACAACCGGATCAGCTCGTTGTAATCCGCGCTCGCCTTGACTTCCAGTGGCAATTCAGCGTCCAGAATTTCAGGCAGCTTCATTTCGCCGCCGATACCGGCATCAGCCTTGCCGCCGAAAGGAGTAGCCGCAACACAAAACTCCGCAAGGCGCTTTGCCAGCATGCCCTTATGCTTCGCCTCGTCATCGGCGTGCTCGATCAGAATCGCAGCGGCCTTGACGTATCCGGCGTTGTTCAAAATGGCAGCATGCGCCCGGTACTGGTTCTCAGCGACATTCTCATCGAAGTAGCGGGCTTGCATGGCTTTCACAATCTCAGGGTTTGATTTCACTGTCGGTTCCTTTCGTTAAATCGTTATCGTTTCTCGCAAATTCATTCGCCGCCGCCACAATAGCATCAGCGTCAACCGCCTCGAAAATCGCGCCGCCCGCCAGGTCGTCCCGGCAAACCACCTCGGCGCCACGCGGGATCTTCGTCAAGTCATCCGTCGTAATCGCCTGCTGGCCGGTCCGGTGTAGAATCAACCACAACACATGATCGCGCTGGACAAGCTGCCGATTCAGCGCCGCACATTCCTTGACGACATCGGCATAGTTCCGGCGCTGAATCTGGTGGTGCATCCCGGCGAGATTCATTGAGCAACAACCCCTTTGACCTTTCGCGGCGGCTTGTCCTTGACGGGGACCATGGCGTTGATGCCCACGGACATTTCTTTTCCCTCAACCATGATGCCACTCTTAATCATCCCCGACGCCATCAACATGCACTTGCCGCTTTTGCTCACCCTGGGCGGGTTCAGCATGTCAACCTCGATCACCAGCCGCGTGTTGTCGTTGATCAGCTTAATTACAGGGTCACTCATCGCTTCGTCTCCTTTTGTTGTTTCAACTCCCGCTTCAATCTCGCCGCCGCAAGCCGCGCCCGAATCGCTCGGGTCGCTGCGTGACTGCGCTTGTTGCCGCCTATGGGGGTTCTCATGAATAGCTTGTACCTTCCACGTTGCGCGCCTTCCTGTCGGCGGTACGCTTGTTCAGCCACATCAAAGACTCCTCCAGCTTCGTAATGACAATGGCATTCTCGCGGCAGGGAAACATGTTCTGCAAATACTGCATCCTATCAATCAGCATCGCCAACACTTCCTCATCGGTCGTGCCATCGTGAACCGTGAGAAGACTATTCCCTAATGATGGAGAGGCGTGCTTCTCGATAAATTGAATCGCCTCGATATGATCTGGATTCTCGAAATGCGCCAACTCGTAAAGATGCCCCTTGGTAACTACCTTCATCGCTTGTCTCCTTTTTTGGCACGGCACACCGGAGTCGAACCAGTCTCTTCGGTTTTGGAGACCGAGGCACCACCACGCATACCCGCGCCGTATTTCTTCTCCCGCATCACCGCCGCCCACATCGCCCCGCGAATCGCCGCGCCGACTCCGCCATCCTGACGCTTCGCCCACGCCTTCAATACCTTCGGCAATCGCAACGCCGTGAAGTCGTCATTCGGCACCTTCGTTTTTCCAGTCGCTTTCATGTGCCTGCGTTTGTAGTAACTTGAGCTTGCAAAGTCAACGTGAAAATGTTTAACCTTTCCGCAGTTAACTAAACAGGAGGACAAACGATGAACCGGCTTGAAGTTTTGCTTGAGGCGTTGAAGGAAATTGACAGGCACGTTGAGGAGATGTGCAAGCAGCATGGGCATTCATACCCTGCGTCAGTGGAGGCTCGCCAAAGGGCTGGCGAGATCAAGAAGGCGATCCTTTCCGAGAACACTCCTGCGTTTGATCCGCCAACTCCCGCCATCTTGCCGCCGATTGTAAGCGAGTACCAGCACGAGAAGGAAAACCAGCGTCTCTCCGACGAGCTTCATGCGGTCAGTGCGGAGCGGGACTCGCTGGCTCGCGACTGCATCGAGTGGGTGCGAACCGGGAAAAGCAAGCCCAACCCCGCCCTTGAGAACGTGCTGGCGAAGTTGCGCTCCTACGTCCAGTACTGCAACCAAAGAGAGAAGCAGGATATCCCGATACTTTCCGTCGATGACAACGGAGCGACAACGTGAGCGGCAAGCAATCAGGATTCGAGGACATGGTGGAGGCGAATAAATTGTGCATCCACCCAGAACATAATCCACCTATGCACCTGTGCATCCCGTATGGCAAACAGTATCGTCATGTTTGCCCGGATTGCGGGAAAGAAACCGTAATGAAGTCTCCACAAATTACCTGCGAGGATATGCGATGAGCGGCATCTGCGTCATCCCGTTCACCCACTCCATCGGCGACACCGTTGAAATCGCCCACGTCAAGGGCATCACCGGAGTCGTCACCATGCTACGCGCCGCTCAACAAGGCAACGGCTACCTTGTCGTCTGGTGGCATGATGGGCGACGCTTAGAGGAATGGCTGCTGGACTTCGAGATCAAGGCGGTGGGGAAGTGAAAAACATAGGAATAACTGATAAGAATTTCGGGATACAAATTGATGGCGATGAGATCCATCTATCAATGCTTGGCAGGGTGTTCGGCATGAGCGCGGAAGATGCTGTGCATATCGGGACTGCTTTACTGCAATATGCGGGAGAAGTTTACGGTAACAAGCTTGGATCATCCCCGCAAAAAGAGAATGGGGTGGTGAAGTGAGAATAAGTATGGGCGTTGATAATATAGATGAGGCCATCGGTGCCTGTCTCGGTATTGTTGTCGCAGTAGTTTTTGCATTGATTGTATTCGTAGCCGGGTACATATCACCATGACCATGAACCCCATCTACCCCGCCCACTGCGTCCACTGCCTCGCAAAGCGCAACTGCCAGTCGCTGCCGCACTCGAATAACTGCGAGGCGTTGAGACGGGTGGAGGATAAAGCAGGATCCACCAAATCAAGCGCCAGTCAATCCGCCTCAACCTAAACCATGAACCCCTTTTGCCAGCCAGCCCCATCTCAAGCATGCCCGCAATGCGGAGTGGAGTTTTCGCCGCTATATCCAGGGACGGTGTATTGTTCAAAAAGATGCGGCACTAATGCTTATCAAAAATGTAGATATCATCGGCTCCCGAAACGCAAAAGAAACAAAACAACCAAACCTAAAACAGCCAAGCCAAAGGCCGATAAGAAATTATTTAACTGGCGGGAATACCACACCCTGCATCGAGCAGAGATTAGAAGGAATGCTAAAAAATGGCGCGAGTCCCACCCAATGCAAGTCCGTCTTCAAAAACATGCACGTCGAATTAAAATACAAGCAGCAAAAACGGATTCATCTTCCGCTATTTTAGGTCATATATCTAAGTCGAAAAATTCATGCTATTGGTGCGGCACAAGTCTTAAAAATGTTCAATGGCATATAGACCACATTGTCCCTATCATTCGTGGCGGACTCCATGCGGCTCACAACATGGTGAAGTCGTGTCCAAGTTGCAATCTCAAGAAAAATGACAGCATGCCGAACGACTCCATTCGATCCGGGCAGCTTCTGCTTTTATAAGGTTTTCGCGCGGGTTACTTTGACCCTATCCCCTAAATTCCTATGGTCCGCATAGGGGGGTGCAAAGCAATCAGACAAAGCTCGCGCTCAACATACCCTGCATAAGGATTCCAATGCCATCCCCCTCGATGCCCTTGTCCACCATGCCACCCCACCCCGCCGCCCAGCCCGTCGAACCCTGCCGACTTGGTGACTACCTAGTAAGCGGTGACTATATAGTCGCTTTGTGCGTCGGGCATTGCGCGTCGTGTGGGTCAATGTCGCATAACATGGAATTGGTCTACTAGAAAACCATGCTTTTGTTGGGGTTTTAGCGTGTTTTCGCTTTT